AATACCTGTAGCGACTTGAACAAGCAGAAAGGCTTATTACAAGTATACCGCAAAGTAGGACTGAGGTCAACTTTCTCATATTTATATTATACTATACATTAAAATAATTTTTTATAGTATTATTCGTCTTCTTTACGTATTCCTATGGTTGCAAACCATATGGCTACCGATGCTAGGGTTACATACCCTACTACCGTCTTTGCGCTGCCTTCAAGTACTACCCAGGCCACAAAGAAGCCAAGGAATGTAAAGTTTTCGTTTAGGGCTGCCATGCCCCATTCTTTGAACTTTTTCATTTTATCTCCTTCTTCTAGGTGCGGTAGCAACAACCAATTGACCAGCAATGATCGTTACAACCACAATATCTTCTGCTTTTTCACGTTCTGGAATAGACATATCAGCACCCATGTTAAGTAGGGCTTTGCCCAACTCACATTTTTGCTCTTCTGTCAAACCTTCAATTGCTTCATCTGGATTAAAACAAGCAGCAATTGCTCCTGCCAGCGCTGCTGGACTTTCTAATACAAGGAGGGCAGATGCTACCTCTGCTTGAATTACTACGGGGTTTCCGTTTACATCTTCTCTTACCTCTACTGGAATTGTAGGTGGAAGATCACGATATTCAAGTCCCGCCGATTCTATGTTTGCAGCAGTTACTGGTGCTCCTTCTGCTGATTCTACCAATACATCTGCAACTAAATCTTTTTCTGCTAAAGTAAATTTGCCGTCTTCAGATAAGGCTTCAGATAAATTAACAACTTCTGCAGTTGTTATTTCTCCATCTGCAGAAAGCATTTCTGTAATAAATTCTGCTTCTGCTTCTGTTAATCCGCCCTCTGATAAAGATTCAGATACTTCAGCAGCAATCTCTGCAGACACTTCTCCACCTTCAGCAATTGCTTCTAGTACTGCAGAAACCTCAGATGCATCTAAACTACTATCGCTAATTAAATCAGTAATAACTTCTTGAATATCTTCTACAGAAAGATTTGCACCACTTTCTGATATTTCTTCAATAGAAACTTCACTTTCTTCAAATACAACCTCTGCTTCTTCTGCAGGAGTATCAACTGGTTCTGTGTCTATTGGCTCCGTATCAACTGGCTCTGTATCTACAGGTTCTGTATCAACTGGCTCTGTATCTACAGGTTCTGTATCAATTGGTTCTGTATCAATTGGTTCTGTATCCACAGGCTCTGTCTCAATTGGTTCTGTATCCACAGGGGTTGTATCTACAGGTTCTGTGTCTACAGGAGTTGTGTCAATAGGGGTTGTATCAACTGGAGTTGTATCTACAGGACCACCGCCATTTAAATTTGCACCTTGTGGTGCTGGTACAGAAATAACAGTATCAGTATATTGACTTACAGGTCCAGACCAGTTAGCAACTCTAACAGTATAGGTAGCGCCTTCTGTCAAACCACTTAACTGAATAGATGCAGGAGCACCATCTGTATTATATGTTCCACCTTCGTATGGATTTTCTGCATCTGGATCATCTGTTATTACTTGATAGAACCAAGTGTTTGCTGTATATCCTTCAGGTAAGGATGGTGTAATAGTTGCGGTAGTTCCTGCAACAATTGGAGTTGAAATTATTGGGGCAGGGGTTGGAATGTTGTTATTAATTGCAGTAACTAGTTGACTTGATTTAGTGTTTAATGATGACTCAAGAGATGTCTTTGTTGATACCGCTGAGTTTACCGTATTGGTTAAAGATGTTGTGTTAATAGCATTTATTGCTGACGTGTTTGTAGTGTTTTGGGCAACGACTGGGGTAAGGCTTGAGTTTAATTGTGCAATGGTTGTATTTGCTGCGTCAACCGCTGCCTGAACTGTTTCTGTGTTTGGATCTACATATGGAGTAAATGCTGCACCTTGACTTATTTGTCCAGCAAAACCTGCTCCAACATTAGTATCTGTAATTGGAATTAGTGCACCGTTAGTTGTTTCTCTAACATTAAATCTTGCTTGATCTGGTATTGGTCCATTAGCAGTTACACTTGCTATCCATGCACCATTATTTGGATTTACATCAGCATTAAATCTTATTTGCGCCATCTGCGTAGAAGCGTCTTGTTGTGGAAATGGGCGAAGGTCCCAAGCAATATCTAAACTTGTTCCAGTAGTCGCATATGTAATTCCAGTTCCTGTGCTCCAAGTAGTCCAGTCCCATCCAGCAATAGATACAGAAGGTGCGCCTGGAGTTGTATGATAAACCCATCCTTCATTTGTTCCAAATGTTATCGTTGCATTTGATCCAACAAATACATTATTATAAACAGTTCCACCCATTTGCATTCCGAACGGAAGATTCATTTGAACCCCAGCATCATCTACTCCAGCCAAAACATTTGTGCTAGTTCCAATAGTGGCTTGTAAATTATTGACTGCTGTTTGAGCAGCATCAATAGCAAGGTTTGCTTGAGTTAATTCGGTTTGTGCAGTTGCTTGTGCTGTAGATGCTTCTGTTTTTGCTGCAACGGCTTCAGATATTGCTGTCTGAGCCTCTGTTATTTGTGTTGTTATATTATTTATAGCGGTAGTTGCAGTAGTTACTGTAGCCTTTGCATCTTGAACTACCTGAGAACTTTGATCTATTGGGGTAACAGATAAATCAACACTGCTAATAGTATTAATAGCGGTTTGAACATTATTTACTTCTGTATTAGCCAGAGATATTTTTGTGGCTACCTCTGCTGTAATACCTTGGGCTTGGGAATATTCGGTTTGTGCTTGTGTTACCTCTACCAAAGCATCGTTTGTGGCTGTAATGGCCTGCTGGACCTCTGTAGTAGCCGTTGTAAGGGCGCTATTAACTGCCTGTTGAGCAGGACTTACAACAACTTGATCTTGGTTATCCGTGGCTTTAGCATGGTCAGGGGCCATGATTCCAAAAATAGTTATGCATAATGCAGAACCTAATATAATGAATATTTTACGCTTTATTCTATTCAATTGGGGGGGTCACTCCAATGTATCTCTACAGTGGTATTATATCATTTATTAATTAATTAATGATAATAGGCAATAAAAAAGAGGGCCAACAATTAAGTTGACCCTCTAATTTAGAGAAGTTAATTACTTCTTTTTGTATCCTGTAGGACATACAGGTGCAACGGCTGTAACCTTTTTAGTTAATTTACCCTTTACACATGTGATTGTTTTCTTAGGAGCAACCATTAATTGAAGTTGCTCAATTTGCTTTGTGATAGATGCAATAAGTGCTACGATTCCATTAAGAACATCAGCATTGCTAATTGCGCCATCTGCAATCTTGTAAGATACAGTTTTTGCTGTATCAGTTGCTACATAGGCTGGAAGATCTACGATCATATTGTATGCACCATTGACATTGCCAACAGTAAACTTGTATGTCTTTACTCCTTGAGCAAATGTATCTGCTGATGTTGCTGCTGCAACTGCTGTCATACCGCCACCAGAAATGGCAACGCCACTTCCAACTGTAGAGGTATCTGCAACCTTTGCGCCATTAATATCAGTAGCGGAAATTGTAAGTGTAGCAATTTCTCCTGGAACATAAGAGTTCTTATCAAGAGATGCTGTGTACTTGTTTACGCCTAGACCACATGCTGCAACAAACTCGTTTGAGTAAATTTCAGATAGATCTGATAATACATGCTTGATTCTTACAATAGAAGAACCAGATGTAGCAGCGCATGTCCAACCACCAGTTTGTACTGCTGTAGCAGATGATGCCCCACCTACAGAAACTGCAGTGACTTGAGAAGTATACTTTGTGGTATCAGCAGTTGGAGTAACTCCAGCCAATTGATTACCAGCAGCATCCTTAACTACAAAGTCATAAGTTCCTGTGCGTGTTCCATTAGATAGTGCAATGTCAACACCTGTTACGGAGATTGATGCTGCACGACCTGAGAATGCAATACTTTTAGTTGCAAGAGTTACACCATTAAAAGTAATTGTAATTGTTGTATTTACTGGCTTGTTTTCATTTGCAGTTCCTTGAACTACATATAAAACTCCAGAAGTTCCTGTTTTGGCTGCTGTATTAACCTGTGTGCTTGGAGCAGCATCCCATGCTACTACCGCACCGTTAGTTGCAGTTGCCTGAATCACACCGCTAGTTGATAGTTGTGCTGCATAAGCATCCATTGCACGAACGTTTACGTATCCCGTTCCCGCATTAGTAACGCTTGTTGCAGTTGCAACATCTACACTAGATGCTAATGTTCCTGCTGTTGCTGAATCTTGTACACGAACGTAAGAGTCTGCTACAGACAAAACGTTTGTTTTTACAGTTGTTCCAGCATAGATAGTTTTAATATCAATAGTAGAAGTGGTTGATCCAACCTTCTTCTTTTGAGTTACAGTTACAGTTCCTGCACCATTAACAGTTAACTTAACATTTGTTGGTAAGTTTACTGCTGTTGATGTTGTTGCTGTAAATGTAAACAGTTTACCTAAATTGGTAAGTGCTGCTCCAGTAGGGTTTGAACCTGCTGCAGTATAATTTGTAAATGTTGCAGGACCTGATATCTCTAAAGATACATTGTCGTCTGCTGTTGCTGCTAGTGTGTCTGATGTTGTTAAAACAACGACAGCATTAACTCCAGCCTCAGCCTTTGTTGTATCCGTAAGAACGGTAACTCCATAAGCACCATTAGCAAGTGTGTCGGATAGAACATATCCGTTTGTCACTGCTGCTTGAGCCTGTGGAATTGCAACAAAAAATGTGCTTGTCACGGCTGCAGCCATAACTAAAGCGATTTTCTTGAATGAATTCATTTTTCTCCTATTTCTTTTTATATTAGATTGAATCTATCTAGATAATCTTTTACGTCATCTGGGATAGGTTTATATTGTATCACGTTGTCAGGAAGGCTGTCAACTTGCTTTGGCCTATCTTTAAACGTGTGTATTTCTATTTCTTGATTTACATTTTTAGGCGTAAAACTAATTGCCCCAAAGACTGCCCCGCATACGGCATCTGACAAGTCCTTGGATTTTTTACGTGGGTGATCAACCTTTTTATCATTGATAATTTTTAACTCCCCCATCTCGTCTAACAATAAAGGAATCAGGGGCATAGCAACTCTCTCTTCATATACAAGCATTGCTAGATCTTCATAGTGTTTTTTGCCTACGGATATTGTTTCAGTTTTGATTCCGACAGATTTTAATTCATTTTGAATATCAAATGATTGCCACCTATCAAAAGAAACCAGGCCTATGTTAAACCCTTGCCTTCTAAGATTAATAATCCAATTTTTTACATCGCTCAGGTTAACTGGGCCTTCTGTTTTTGGTTCCCACCACGCAACTGCGTCAACAATAACAATTGGAGCAACCTGTTCATAATCTTTTAATACTTGAAGACTAACCCATTTATCAACGTGTGCAATTGCTACGGCACACTTGTCATGTTTTTGTGCAAGGTCAGCATGAATATAATATATTTTTTCTGGATCTGGTTGAAAAGAAGGATCAAATCTTTTTGAACTGTCTACTGGATTTCTTAATGACATGCATTTTTCTAGTTTATCTCTTTGTTTAAAGAATGCATCAGAAGAATATGTTGGTTTACAGGCAAATCGCATCATGGCATCGCCAAGGTCTGTAAAAAATGAAAGTTTAAAGTCTTCAATACTTCTAGTTGGATTTACTTCCCACGTTGGTTTTTTTAATGCAAGAATTCCTGGGAATTTATAAGACTTTATATAATCTTCGTCCCATGTAATTTCAAATGTATTATCTGGATGATCTTCAGGAAGAGTGGGATTAATAATAAATTTATGATGTTTTTCAATTACTTCTTTTTCTGCAATAACATCGTCATATCTTTTTGAAATAAAGTCTCCAACATATCTAGGGAATGAAAGTAATGCAACCTTGCCTAAATCTGGAAAACGGGAATCAACTGATCCACGAAATGCCTTATAAATATTTTCTGCAGTCTTGCCCTGTTCATTTCCAGTTCCAACTTCTGATGCAAAACCAGAAATTTCATCAAGCACTGCAAGTATTAAGTTCAAACCTTCATGCGATTCTCTTTCTGAATGTCCAGAATAAACCGTAATGGATTTATTAAACTCTACACTATCTGCTTTTGCATAAAATTTTCCTGCAAACCAAGGTGATCCTTCAATCTTTGTTTTAAATCCTTTAAAGAAAACATTCTTAGCCTGTTGAGCATTAATAGCAACGTTAATAATATCAATAGCGTCCCCTCCTGGCTTACCAAAGTATCTTGCTGGATCTTTAAGACATAAGAGTTTGTATACTAAGTATGCACATCCTACCGTAGAGGTAAAGTCTTTTCCACTACCCTTGCCAAGTTGCAATATGATTTCATTCTTTGTATATTTGTCATAATGAGCACCGCCATCATTTGTTCCCATTAAAGACTCTAAGTCTTTTTTATAATAAATCTGGCTCATTGCCTCTACAATGCTATATTGTATTTCTGATAGTTGTGGCTGACCAAGGTAGTCAGAGGACTCAACAAACGTTTTTACGTCTACTGGATTTTCTTCAAAAACACTATCCTTTAAGACTTCTAAAAAATCATTGAATGTCGTGGACAATTGTTAACACCTCATTATCCTTAGCAATATCAGATAAACGTTTCATAACTTTATCTCTTACCTCTGGATGTTCGCTTGCGATGTCTCGTAAAATTTCTACAAGAATCTCTTGACGTCTTTCAATTTCTACCATTTCTTCTGCTAACTCTTTATTTTCTAGCAGTCCCGCCTTTTGAAGCATCTCAATTCTGGCTTTTTCAATATCCACAACCAGTTTAATCCCTTGAGTTTTTGCAGAAAGATTATTGCCAAGGCTTGCTTCATCAATAACTTCGTATGCTTTTGTAATTAGTTTTCCATAATGAGCATCCATTGATGCCAATGCTTCTTTTGCTCTTGCACGGATTGCATCATTTGCTGATGCCATCACTTTCCATTCATTTATTAATGCAACTACACGCACCCTTGGAATTTCTAATTCTTTTGATATTTTTGTTGGATCATTACCCTTTAGATATTCTTCAACAACCTTATTGACCTGATCTAAATGTTCTACTAACTCTGCTTCAGTTGACATTTGCGTACCCCTTTGTATAAATATCATAAAGACAATCTGACCAAAAATAATGAAATGCAGTTCCTACGTGCTGATCATCTCTGGATGTTTTTGAATATTTTTCTTTAATTAGTAAATCTAAATTATTTTTATAAAAATCTATAAACTGACTTTTAGATGAAACAAAAAATCTATCAAGATCCATTTTTGGAAAATCGTAATCCCAGGAAAACATATATAATTTAATGTTGTTTGACTTACAATAAAGTTCTAAAAACAACAAGTAGTGAAATGTATTAATCTTAAGAACCTCTAAAGATTTTTCATAAAAATTTTTTAAATATCTTCCATGAAGCAAAGATTCTGGTTCAAGAATTTTATTTTTATCTATTATTTTAAGGTTGTCTGAATTGATTTGAATATAGTCTCTTTCTATATTGGGCAAACAAATAAAAATTGAGTTTGGATTACCAAACTTGTTAATATACTTAAATATATTTGCAACAATTTCTAAACATCCAGTTCCTGGCATTGCTAAATTAAAATATCCAGAAACTTTTTTGTTTTGTTTTATTGTATTGTATAACTTTTTTGACCAAACTTCTTCTTCTTCTAAGCCTACTCCAAACGTTGTTGAGCATCCAGAAAACAATAAATGCTCTCCTTCATGCTTACTTACAAATTCTTCACATCTAAAATTATTATGGTTTAATGTGATGCTGGTTAAAGATTCTTCTTTAAACAGATGTCCCCAACCTTCTAATTCTTTATTAAATTTGTTTAAAACTAGGTGATTTACTTCAATTTTATTCATTTTTTTCCTTGGCTATTTTTAATAATACTAAATATCCTATTAGATCGTCTATATCGTTATCACCAATATAGTCGGTGCCTTTCATAAGCCTGCTCAGTTTGTCATCAATTCTTACACGTAGTTGTTCTACTGGATCTGATTTACTAAAAATTCTAACTGGATCTAAAGCGGAGTCCCCGTACGCAATATTTTTTTCAATAAGCATTTGTGCAATTGAATGACAGGCTTGCCAAATATTAATTCCAGACGGAGCGCCTAGGGAATGTAAATATAAATCAGTGCATTTAAAATCTCTCACATCTTTATATACTGACTCAAGTTTCATCAGGTTCACCTTCCCAATCGAATACGTCTGGTAAATCTTTAAAAGTAGAAATGGCATATGTTATGCCAACAGCGGTAACTATTGCTGTCGTTAATAATATCTTTTTAGCCTTACTCATCTTTTTGACTTCCTTAATCCAAATTTTGCAAGGTATACGTAAATAGTTTCAACGCTGGTTCCACATTCCTTAGCAATGTCCCGTGTAGACTTTTTATCCATAACATAGCGCTTACGAAGCCAAGTCTCACTTGTATATAGTTTACCAGTCATAGTATTATTTGTCAACCCTTGTTACTGGATCAAGTCTATCCCAAAACCCTCCTGGGTTTCCTTGATACGCTTGACCAGTTTCCCGATCCAAAAGAAGCCATTTAGTTGGAGCCAAGGTTTTAACTGTTAATATAACATCATCTTTTTCTTCTTTAAAAATAAGAGGCTCCCTATTTGTCATTTAAAAGCCTTTATTAGATTATTAATTGCCCAGTATCCTATCCCACAAGCATCTGCAACATCGTTATCCCTAATATCTTTGTCGTATTGAACGTTAATAAACCTAATAGTCTTTTCTTTTCTTATTTCACGCTCTTGTGTTTTATACCACGACTCTGATTTATTTGGGGTCTTACTTCTCATATCTATTTTTTCTTCTTTGCTAAATCGCTTATTGCCAATGTAGTTCTGCCAGGTTATGGGCGAAACAGATCCTATTTCTTTAACTCCGCATTCCCAAAATGCTGCTAGTATTGCTCCTTGGATTAATGCCAAATCAGATACTGTTTTTGGGCTATTCATAAAAATAGTATGCTCAATAACAACAACATCTATATCGTATAGATCAAACAGCGCCCTGGTTTTTGCGTATGCATCCCCTATTTTTTCATAAACTGTATTTCCAGTAAAGTTTACTTTTCCTACAAAATCTAATTTTTTATTATCAAAAATAGCAAAGGCAATGCTATTTGTGCTTGCATCGACAGCACAAACCTTTTGCCTATTTGCATTCTCAAGATTTATTATTTTTGCTATCACGTACAATTCCTTTGATTTTTTTTAATGTCTTTTCAACTTCTTTGTTATTGACTTGACATACATTACAAAGGCTATCGTCATTATACATAGATAAAACTATGCCACAGCCTCCAGAACATTTCTTTGGATTTAGTTTTCTTTTTTGTCGTTTAACAGAATTATATCTAGAAAATATTTTTTCTTTTGTAGCGCCTTCTCTGCAAAGAACACTACAATAAACCTGATAACTCACGTTAGGTTTAAATTGACTATTGCACCAACTACATTGTTTCACTTAATTCCTCTAGAGTTTTTATTTTAATTACACCATCTCCAGCCTCATCGCATGTTTTTCTAACTGGGCAAGTTTTACACTTTTTAGAATTGCTTCTATAGTTTTTAATTGGTAATTGTTTATTTTTCCAAGCAGCAAAAACTTCATCCATCCAGGCAAAAGTGTTATCAATATATTCTCTATAGGTATCGTTTACTTCAATGGGGAAAAGTAGTAGTTCATGATTATTTTTGTTTTCATAAATAATAATTCCCTTAGATTTTTTTAATATCTTCATATATATTAATGTCTGAGTAACGTGATCTTTTTTTGGCTTGCCAGCCTTTTTCCTATATTCGAATACCTCATTATTCTGTGTTTTAATTTCTCCAACAATCTCTTCGCCATTCCAGACAAGCATACAGTCGCCATATCCAAAAATTGGAGGATTTGAATTAACCACTTTAAACTCTGTGGTATTTTCTATTTCTTTTGTTTTGGGGTTTTCTTTTTGGAATACCTGGGCAATGCCAGAATCTAGCAATGCCTTTTCAATTCTACTATGAGACAAAACTCCGCTACTCATATTTGCTATATCATAAGGAGTGCTATAGGTTTCAAAAATTGCCCCCTCGAATGCCAGATACCAATATCTTGGACAAACCCCATTGCCATCGCTATAGGTTAAAGTAGATGGAGCAAATGTTTTCTTTGTCATAAACTTTGGATCCTGATTTGCAATATACCCGCTGTTAATTTTTTCCGCTATACCAGAAACGTCAAACGCTGGTGTTGGTGCGCTGTCTTTTTTAATCATAACCTGCTGTAATAAATTTTTAGTCATTTTATCCTTTTCTGTTTAATTAATTATATCAGTTATCAGCGAGTTATGTATTTGAGTGCTGAGACCAAGTTGTTTACGGATTCTGCTGCTGTGTAGTAAATATTTTTTTTAGCCCTATTGTTTTTATCTACATTGGCCATCCAGGTTGCCTTTAAAGAAAGTTTAGCAGCAATGGCCTGAAGCCTTACAATTTCAACAGTTGCCACAGCAATAGGAATGTCTGGCTTTGTGATAAGTTTAGCGATCATCTCAAGAGATGTTGTCAATTCTTTATCATCCATGTATTCGGCAATTTCTGCCAATCCATTAATAGATTCAAGTGTTGTTTTTTCTGGCTCCATTATTTATTTCCTTTCAGTGCCTCTAGTTGTTCGAAAAACTTTTTTCTATATTCTTTCATTTTTGGCATACTATTATGCCTTTTGATAATTACGTCTCGCTCTTCTTTACTCATTTGTTTTTCAGCATAAGGCTGATGTTCAAGTTTATTGGAAAAATGAAATACAATAACTTCGCATCTATCATTTTCTTTTAATATAATTGGATCTCTCCAATGAATTCTATCTGAAGCCTCGAATACCAAAACCTCATTATCCTGTAATATAAACCCTTCATCTTCAACAACAATTGGCCAATCAATATTGCTTGACATTTGATAATCAATACTAACTTTTGTATAGTAGTTTTCAACATCAAGGTGTGGTGGAAGATTTGGAGAATTGCCATTTCCATATTTACCAAAGTAGTCCAGATACTGATAATGTGTTAGTTCTAAATCTGGATCATCAACAAACTGTTTTGCTAGTGTTATTAATTTTTCTTCAATGTTTTTTGGAATAACAAATTCAATTTGAGATCTTGACATTGACTCAATAGTCATTGGAGCGTACCTGCTAGATCCAGGCTCCAACATTCTATTTGTTTCTACTAACTCTCTTAATATTCTTTCTTCTTCTAAAGTAAAGAAATTTTTAAAAATACCACTTTTTGTTTCCATCTTACTATATTACCACAAAAGTAAGTTATTGTCAATCTTGTATTAATCAATATTCAAAAGTTTTCTAATAGTTGTCCTAGCAAAGTTAATGCCACCGACAACCAGGCTTTCTGCAATTTCGCTTTTATAGTTTTCTTGATAAGAGGGCTCACTATCTATTGAAAAATGAGCAAAAATCATTTCAATAAAATCATCATCTTTAAATTCTTTATATTCTCTCCAGTGGATTTGATTGGTTCCAGAAAAGGTTAGTGCATCATTATCCTTTAAGGTAAATGACTGGTTATTAACAACGATTGGCCAGTCTATATTTGATTTTATTTGAATATCAATTGTTACTCTTGGAGAAGGGAATGCGTTGTCAAAATGTGGCGTTAAAATTGGCATTTCGCCATACTCTTTTGAATATCTTGCAAAAGAAACTTCTTTAAGTGTAACTGGCTCATCGTATATTTCTTTAGCAACAGAGTTAATTTTATTTATTACTGATTCTGGCAATGGAACAAACCACGTTTTTTGTGCATAGAATGGGTTGGTTGAAGTTTTTTCTCTTTGCTTTATATCAATTGCCTGATATAAATCTTCTATCTCTTTATTCGTAAAAACATTTTTATAAATTTCATTTTTAAGTAATTTACTTTGCACTATCTTTAGCCTTAACTTTAACCTCAGCATCAACTATTTCTGTTTCTATCTTATCGCTGTTTATCCCAGTCTCATGCATCAACACGCTTGATCTGGTTCTCATTATTCGATCATGATCTCTTTTTTTATATTTAGGAGGAACATGAGTAAACCAACAAAACATCATATTTATATCTGTGTGTGCTGGTAAAATCTTTTTTTCTCGCCAGTGCATCTGACTAGTACCAGAAAATACTAAACCTTGTCCATCTTCTAAGTTAAAAGTTTTTCCTTCTACAATAACTCCCCAAGGCTCGTTTGTTTTTAATTGAACATCTATTAAAAACATATCTACTGGTCTTGTATCATAATGAGGGAAAAGTTTTACCATGTAATCAAACTCAGGACTATACTTTACTATTGAAATTTGTTCTACTATCATTGGTTCCCCAATAATGTTGCTCATTACTTCTGTAAGTTTTTCTTTTATTTTATCACTTGGCTGAAGATCAACATACACCCCTTGGCCACCCCAAGTTTGAATTTTAATATTCTCTTTTGGATATTCTTCCATTTGCTGAAGAATTTCATCTATTTCTTCTTTAGTTAATATCTGATCAATAACTATAGGGTTAAAGTCGCTATCCCTGACGTGTTCTTGGCTTTCAATTAAAGCCTTGTATTTTGGTAAATGGTCATAGTTGAAGGTTGACATAATTATATTATACCACTACCCTGGTCTATAGGGCGACTCTGCAGGGTTGTATTTTTTGTGTTTACAAGGTCTTCCAGGATAGATAGTTCTACAATCGCAAGTCTAACCTTAGAATTTTCTTCCCCTATAGAAACTATCAACGCTGGGTCTTTGTGATTTTTTATAGCATCTGTTGTTATTTTTGCCCAGACGTCTTTATTTAAAGTAAAAGATTTTTTAACTTCTTTAAAGTCAACGGTAAAGTTTTGCCAGGTTGCATCCCCTTTTTGATTATTTCTTCCAGAGTTTTTATGCTGCTTGGCCCCAATTCTTTTGCTTTCTGATCTTTCACTCATTATTAAAGTCCTTTTTCTTTTTCTTTTTAGGCACAAGCGATACTCTTGATATATGTTTTTTACTACACATCCAGGTAGCATCTCCTGTCTCTATCCATAGCCTTAATGAAGAAACTTCTTCTTGGCATGTTTTGCATGGCCACTTTCCTGGATAAATAGAGTATTTATTTTGCAAAGTTATTAATTTCCATCCTTTATTAAAAAATTAAAAAATAAAACTCTGGCAAAATCTTCCTTATCTTCTGATAAAACAACTTGGCATTGTTGTTTTTTTGGATTAAGCAATATTCCATCACACTTGGACAATGTTATTATTTCGTTGTCTATCGAGTATTTTACATCTGAGGGAGTTAACTGAATCATAAAAGTTAATAAAATATCTTTATTTTTGTCAATGTACCCTGGCATAAATTCTTTTTGAGTATTTATATGTTTAACAAAATAAACATCTTTAAATATAGCCTTGTTTGAGTTAATTTTTGTTTTTACATGCTGAACAATTTTATTTATTAGTATTCCAGGAACGGTAACATTTTGATTCTGTAGGCTGATCAAATCATTAAAACGGTAAAAGTTTACCTCGTCTTTATTTTCTAATATTGACTTGCTCACTGTTTTATTTTTTAATATTATGTCAATATCTAGCAACTCATTATTCATTGGCTTTTGTCCTAATTATAATTTCATCATTAACGATCTGAGTCTTTACACTATTGCTAAGTATATTTGTTTCATTCATGATCATACTTGCCCTAGCCCTCATCATCTTATCGTGTTTCTTTTTCTTTAACTTTGGGGATGTATGAGTAAACCAACAAAACAGCATAATAATGTCAGTGTTTGCTGGTAGATTTTTTCCCTCTCTCCAGTGAATTTGATTTGTTCCAGAAAAAATCAAGGCCTGGTTGTCTTTAAGATTAAACTGCTCTCCTTCTACAACAAGACCCCAATCTTGATTGCTTTTTAACTGCAGGTCCATGATAAACATATCTACTGGCTTCATGTCGTAATGAGGAAATAACTTTACTAAAAAATTAAACTTAGTGCTATATCTAGCAACGGCCGTTTGTTCTAAAATCATGGGCTCTCCAATAGCCTCGCTCATTAATCTTGTAAGTTTTTCTTTTATATGAGGTTCTAGAATTATTTTATCGTGTACCCCTTGGCCCCCCCAGGTTTGAACCTTAACCTCTCCCTCTGGATAATTCTCCACTTGCCCTGTAACATGATCTATGTCTTTTTGATCTAAAACATTGTCTAGTCTAATAGGCTTAAAGTCGCTATCGTGTATGTATAGTTGTTTAGATATTAATTCTTTATATTTTGGTAAATTTTTATAGTTAAAGGTTTCCATTTTATATTATATTACCTTGACTTTTGTTGCCTGTTGAAAAAATAAAAAACAAAAGATCTAATTTAGCATTAATATCCTCTGGCATAATAACTTTACATTCTTGATTTTCTGGTAACAAGATTAAGCCATTTCCTTTAGATAATGTTAAAATTTCATTATCTATAGAGTATTTGCTTTCAAAGTCTGATATTTGAATCATAAAAACTAATAACCCTTTGCCGTGCTTATTGATATATCCTGGCATAAAGGTTTTTTCATTGTGTGAATGTTTGACAAAATAAACGTCTTCAAATATAACATTTTTTGGTTCAACTTCTTTTCTTACATATTTAACAACTTTATTTTTAAGTTCTCCAGCAACCTCAATGTAGTTAGTTTCTAAACTAGATAAATGATGCAATAAAAAAAATACTAATTCTTCTTTATGTTGAAATACTGTAGTGTCAATTTTATTCATAATAAGATTATACTCTATCTATAAAGAATAAAAGATTATGCATTTACTTTATTCATAATAGACTCCTGAAGATCTAGATCCTCTTTTACACGATTGATAAATCCTTCTCTACCCTGGACTTTTGAGCCATCTGGTAATATATACCAGGCTCCTGTGCGCTCTACTATGCCCCTTAATTCAGCAGTATCAATAAGATCAGCGATGCTGTCAACCCCAACTGAGTCACCTCTAAAGTAAAAATCATACTCTCCAGATTGAAACCCTGGACTTGTTTTTGAAAATTGCAAGTCCCACCTAATCTTACGACCAACCTTTTCTTCAATTAATTTATCACCTACAGGAATTTTTCCTTTAATTGCTTGATTGTCTGATTCTGAAGAAAATAACTTAATGACGGTTGAAGAATAGAATTTAGTAGCCTGACCGCCAGTAGGCTGCTGGCTAGTATACATAGCAGAAATATTATTACGACTTTGACTAATAAGGATAAAAAGAGTTGGCTTAACTTTATTATTTGCATAGTTAATCATCTTCCAGGCATTAGAGAAATCTCTTGACTCTGCTCCGATTTGTTTAGTATTTTCAAGTTGTTTAAGTTCATCTGAATCTTTTTCAAAATAAATTGCTGGAAGAAGAGATGTAATTGAATCAACCACAATTAAATCAACTCCCGCATTCATTAAATTTGTTCCAATATCTACCATTTCATTTATTGTGCGACATTGCGAAACAATAAGTTTTGAACTATCTACTCCAAGTGACTCAGCCCAACTTTTATCATATGACATTTCTGCATCAATCCAAGCACAGATTTTTCCTTCTTTTTGTGCAAGTGCTACTGTTTGTAAGCATAGGGACGATTTAGCACTTGATTTACTTCCCCATATTAAAACTTGGCGTCCATACGGCAAGCCACCGTTTAATGCTTTGTTTAACCCATAACTTGGTGTTGCAGCATATTGTGTTGGTGGAATCGTGTCTCCCGACATTACAGTCTTTCTTAACTTTGGATTAAGTTGCGCTAATACATCTTCTATGGTCATTGTCATTTTTTATTACCCCTTATCACTTTAAACTAACACATCCTCTAATATAATTGTTCCATCTTTTGTTTTCCCCAAAACAAACTTATAGGCTTTTCCTTCTTCAATATGCATGTATGCTCTTGCAAAAGATGTTGGAAATACTGTAATAGAATGCAAATCTCTTGATGTATCTGCTAAAGTTAATGATGCCATTTTTTTGCCAGCCTTAGTTGTTCTAGGTTTAAATGCTACCACAAACATTTCTTCTTCTGTAAAAGGCAATTGTTTGTATCCTAAAAATTTAACTAAAGCATTTTGAGATCCCTTTAACTGATCGACAGGGATAGCAGAAAGAATCCTATTATCATTAGCAAGAATGAGATACGTGTTACCTGCCTCAATAGTTGTCTGTTCTTCATCGAATATACCTACACTTCCTGTTTTATCTAATACTTCTACTCGTGACCAGCCAGTGCCTCGTTTAATATTTTTTACCATACCCATTAATACATATGATCCCTTTTCTTCAAAGTCCGAAACGTCTTGAATAAAGGCATGATAGTGTGATGGAAGCACAGTATTGAACTCAGGCAAATTCAAATACTCATAAAGATTTTCTTTAATTCTTTTATCGTCTCGTGGATTATCTTGAAATGTTAATGCTCCGACAGAGTTCATTGCCGTAAGGGCTCTACTATTTACCCCATTGCCTTTTGTAAAGGTAAAAGTTTCAACGTCCTTATATGTGTTAAATGGCCTTGCACTAATATATTTATCTGCAATCTTATCTGAAATAAACTTAATTGCTGTTAATCCAAAACGTATACCCTTGCCCTCAATTTCAAAATCTTTTCCAGAGTCGTTGATGTGTGGCAGTTTAACTGGAATGCCCATTCTCTTGGCCTCAATTAAATACTCTGTTCTGTTGTCTGGACTTTTTTCATTTTTTAATAAGGCAAACATAAATTCAATTGGATAGTAATACTTTAACCACGCCGTCCAAAACGAGAGTGTAGAGTAAGCAACCGCATGACTCTTGTTGAACGAGTATCCCGCATGCGCTTCAAAGTCATGCCATAAATCACGAGCCAAATTGGGGCTAATATAATTAGAAGCACCACTAATAAACTTTTCTTGAAAAACATCAAACTCCCTAGCATTTTTTTTCTTACCGATAATCTTACGAACCTGATCAGCCTCAGACATTGTCATTCCGCCAAGTTCTACGCAGGCCTGCATAACTTGTTCCTGATATAAAATACATCCGTACGTATCAGATGTTATTGTTTTTATTTTATCATGAAGATATGTAACTTTTTGTTTACCATGTTTACGTAAAATATAATCTTTTCCAATAGTATTCATTGCTCCTGGTCTTACTAGAGCGTTTGATGCTGCAAGTTCTGAAAGATTTTTTACACCCATCTTAACAAGAAGGTTGGTGTATGGTGTTGCTTCACACTGAAACACACCCTTTGTATATCCTGACGAAATCATTTCATAAATATTTTGATCAGTTAAATCAATTTCTAATAAATTAATTTTTATAAAGTGTCTTTTTTCAACCTCGTCAATTGTATCTTTAATTACACTTAATGTTTTTAAGCCAAGAGCATCAATTTTAATTAAACCAATTTTTTCAGCCTCTTCCATATTAACCGCCACAACAGGTATGCGCTCATCGGAACCAGGAGAAGAACGTGTCTCCAGCGGTGCGTACCTAAAAATAGGATCTTTACTAGTGACAACCCCAGCAGCATGAATGCCAGTACCTCTAATACGTCCACGTAATTGTTCCCCCAATTTCTCTATCTCTGGATATTTTTCTCTAAACCAATGAGTTGTTTTACTCATACAGTATTCATCCCATGTATCTACTAACTTTAAAACTTTATTAACATCTGACAATGGAACATTCAATGCTCTTGCAACATCCCTAACAACTCCCTTATCTTTAAATTCTAAGAAAGTTGTAATTGATGCAACGTGGCGATATTGTCTAACAAGATAATCTTTTACTTCATCACGTCTTGAATCTTGAATGTCCGTATCAATATCTGGAAAGTCATTTCTATCTGGGTTAATAAAACGGAAAAACAAAAGTCCGTGTTCGATTGGATCAATGTCTGTAATACTAAGTAAAAAACAAAGAAGAGATCCTGCAGAAGAACCACGACCAGGTCCAACCATAATGTCTTCTTTTTTAGCCCAGTTAATCATATTGCTAACAACAAGAAAATATGGAGCAAAGTTTTTTTCACGAATAATTTCAAGTTCTTCCATTAAACGAACTTCGTAAATATCGTTACCAAGCCAACTACTGGTAAGTTTTTTTTCTTCCAAACCAGCAAAGGCTAAATTTGATAATTCCTGATCTGGATTTTTATACTGGACAGGCAATAAATTTAAATGCTCTTTTATGTTATAGTCTTCAATTTTTGCAGCAATCTCTAATGTATTTTCATATATATCTTCTCTATATATATCTTGCTTTAGCATAGCGCTTTTAATTTCATCATATGAAAGTAGATGAATGTCAAACTTATTAAAACTCATCATTCTTTCTTTGCCATACAAATAGTCTAAGCGTCTCATCATATCTTTATGAGTTTTAGATTTTTCATATGTAACGCCTTTTTCTAATTTTGCGTGTGTATTTAAAATTAACATAAGTTCTTGAATTTCTTTTTGATCTGTTGTTGAGTGGTGGCAATCTGGTGTAACAACTACTTTAATGTTAAATTCGTCTGCTAAATCAATTAAAGCGATATTAATTTGTGCTGGATTGTGGGGCATCACTTCGATATAATAATCATCATTAAAAACTCTTTTAAACCATTGTATTTTTTCTTTTGCAACTGCATAATTTTCTTGTTCAACAGCCTTTGTAACTATTCCACTGAGGCATGCAGAAGTAACAATAATCCCCTCTTTATACTTTTCTAATGTCTCAAAGTCAAACCTAGGTTTTCTAAAATATCCCTCAGTCCAAGCAATTTCGTTTATCTTGTTTAAATTTTCCAAACCTTTTTCATTCTTAGCCAATAGAACAATGTGATTATAGTTATTGTCTAATGGGTCAGTGCGTTCTGCCTTTTCACGACGATCAAACCTATCATTAGTCATATATCCTTCTATGCCAAGAATTGGTTTGATTCCCCTTGATTTTGCCTCACGAGCAAATTCACGATGGCCTGAAAGCGTTCCGTGGTCTGTGATCGCTAGAGAGGTCATCCCTAGCGCCACAGCACGGTCTAAGTATTCTACTGGAGTAGCAACCCCATCCATTAATGAGTAATGTGTATGTACATGCAGTCCAGTGTAACTCATACTACCAATCAGTATTGGTTGATGAGGTTGTTGATGGTGAATCAAAGCCAAGATAAAATGCCTCTTGCTCTGCATATGGAACACGACGTAGAGCCATTTCTAATGGGTATGGTGTAACACCCTCCCAAGTGAATGGTTCTTTGTCTGGAGAAGATGGGATCATAGTATAACTAGTTTCTGTACTTTGTCCATTTCTCTTTAATTTCCAAGTTAGGTTTGAGATGCTTCCTGTCTCCAAGGCATACTCACGAATTGTATTGAATGATGACTGCTTGCTAACACCCATTGACCAAATGGCTACGTATGGTGGCTCAATGCCATCATCTACAAGAACGTTGCAATAAAAACGAAGGCGTGCTCTCCAGCCAGCCTTTGGATCCTTGCGATGCATTTCTTCTG